TAACTTTCTAATATAGGGCTTAATGAAAATATACCTACCCCCTTATTGTTTGGTGTTACTTTTAGTTTTGCTATCCTGCTTTGTGTTGTAAATGTTCCTGATAATGTATTTGCTACAAATATTTCTGCAACAAATTTAACTCTAAATTTATTAGCTACTATATTATTTTCAGAAACAGTAAATATTATATCCTGACAAACAGGCATTGTTCTGTATAAAGGCCTTTGTTCTATTTGTAAACTCATCTTTTTAAATTATTTAATATATCTTGTTTTACTGCTTTTTGTATTTGTGTTGCAAACTCTCTTAATTCTAGGCCTAATGGTTTTTGAAAAAAACTAATCCCCTCAATACCTTTAATGTATATACTTTTAGCTATTGCAAATTTTAAACCACTCCTTGTCATAAACCTACCTTTTGCATCTCTAGGTGCTATACCTCGCATAACTGTCCACTTATCTAAAACTCTTGTGGGTGGCATTTTACTTTTATAACTGTATGGGCTATTTTGCCTTTGCCCTTTATAATCTGTAAAACTTCTGATGCCTGTATATGTACCCTTGTTTTTTCCTGTTTTAATTTCACCACCTGCACCTGATACCCCTTTGTCCATAAACTTACCATAGTCAAGCATACTAAACTGAACATTGTAGCCACTAGATGTTTTGAATATTTTGTAATTAATACTATTCATTAAAGAACCTGTTACTACTTTTTTCTTTTTCTTTAGTATACCTTTAGCTTTATTGACTACACTTTTACCAAAACTATTTAAGTACCTTTCTAAAGCTTTCACTACACACTAGCTACAAATATTTCTACATCTAAAGTAGCAGCAGGTTGTACTAATAATCCTTTTAAATCAGTTAAAGTACCAAAGCTAGGTGCTACATCAGCTTCTGATAACATTACATCTTCTGCTGCACATAAAATATGAGATTCACCTGCTTTCAATAATATCTGATATAATGTTGTTACACCTACTACTGCTAATTTTAAAGTATTTGTAGCATCTAAGTTAGTTATCCTTATATATCTAACATCTTCTTTATCTATTTGAACTGCTGAACCATAAGAGTTTGCATCAAAAGTTGCTAGGTGTGTCGTTTGCTCTAAAGTACAAGTAACAATTCTTTCATATACGTTATTTATACCTGTTGTTGTTACTGTGTTTGTAGTACCTCTAACTGCACCATTTAATACTACTGATTCACTAATTGTTGTTGTTAAATCCGCCATAATTATTTTTTATCTATTTGTTTTAATTTATTTATTGCCCAATTAATACCTGATGTTCCTCCCCAACCTAACCAAGCTACATATCCTTTGTCTTTCCAAGGTGTAGATTTAAAATCAGGATTAATCTTTGCGTTCTTTTCGTGCCTTTTAAATGAAGCCATTCTAGCAATAGTATCTCTACTTATTTTAGATTTTCTTGCTAATTGGTTTGCTCTAGTCCAACCTACTCTAGTCATTCCTTTTACTTCATCTCCGTGTTCCTCTCTCCATCTTAATACTTTCTTTGCGTTGTTACTTGCACTTTGAGGATAGTCATTATATGTTTTAAACTTAATACTTATTTCTTCTAGCTTTTCTAATATATCTTCGTAATTCATAATTTGTATGTAATCTTTGGTGGTATTAATTGTATTGTTAATTTTCCTATTTTAAATTTAAACATTAATGTATTGCATCTGTTGTGGCTTGTGGTGCTATGCAAGTATTATAATTATTTTCTATAATAATTGGTAAAGTAAACACCCAACCTGTTACTGAATTATCAAATCTTTCTGTAAAGGGTTCTATCGTTATATCGCCTTCTGTAAAGTATTTAGGTATAGCATTAACACCTTGATTAGATAATAATAAGCTTTCTCCGTTTTTAAATGTTCCTATTAAATCGTTACAAATCTGTAGACAATCTGATAATACTTCTTGTTCGTTAGATTGGTCAGGAAATACTAAGTCCATAATAAACACCTGAAAGTTTAAAGTCATTTCGTGTGTACCTGCTATTGCGTTTATTGGATTAACAAACATTAAAGGAAACATAGTGTTCTTTTCTAAGTCCATTTCATAAATATCTCCTGATTCTACAGTTTTTATTTGATAATGGTTAGCACCTAATTGTTTTAAGGTGTCTATCGTATTGTTGTAATCTTTAAAGTATGTCATCTTTGTACTGCTTTAGTTTCGTTTAAATCTGTTTCATAAGTAAGCCAAGTTAGGCACTCATATAAACTTAAATTAGTAATTCTTTCTAAATTAATTATCTCACCATTAGTTAATCTGTACATCACACCGAACCAACCCCACTTGTCGGCAAATTGTTCATCTGCACTTTGTTTAATATCATCTGACTGCGTTCCATTAAATACTGCGGCAAAATCATTGACAACTCCTTCCCTAAAGTCCAAAAAAAAACCAATGCATTGTTTACATCTTTTGCTTTCATTTTTTTAAATTTCTCTGCCCTCATTCTTAAATCACTTTTACCGTATGCTTCTATTGAATAACTACTACCATCTTTTTCAATTATTGGCCTGTATAATACTGCCATTAGCTTAGGCAGGTTACTTTCTATACCATCTTTTAAGTATGTTTCTATATCTGCATATTCGCCAATAGTGATTTCTTCAAGGTTTGGGTGAAAACCGTACTCAACATCATTTATTTTAATTATTTTATTTAATTCACTATTTGTATTTTCCTGCAACTTTGCAATACGTTGTAGTATATTAGCTACATCAGTTATGCCTAATTCTTCTACTAATTTCTTAGGTATGTCTGACAATATATTAATTGTATGTATTGCTTCTTCACTTTTGTTGTTATGTTTTTTACTTATTAATTTAACCCACTTGTCAAGTGTTACATCATTCCAACTGTTTATCATTGTGTAAACACTTTCTTTGCCATCTTTATTTATTTTCAATCGCATAATATATAATAGAATTATTTGTTTTTTAGTTTAAAATTGTTATGTTTGTCCTCGTTTTCAAAAAGTTTTTGTTTTTCAAAGGTGTAATTCTTAGGGGTTGCACCTTTTCTTATTGTACAAAATACTTACCATAGTTTGCGTCTAATTCAAAAAACATTCTCATAGCTAATGCATCAGAATAATCAGGAGAACGTCCTATAATATCTTTTACTGTTTCTTTAGGTATAATTTTTAATTTGTTGTCTTTGTCAGCATCTTTGGTTCTTACTTGCTCAAGTTCTTCTATAATGTGGTTTTTCATATTTATATCATTACATTCAATACCTACTTGTGCAGTATTAATCATATCAGCTAATTTGTAATAACATTGTGTTTTGAGGTTTTGGTAGTTCTCGCCTTTTAATGCTCTTGAATTATTTACAAAACCCCTGCAACGCATATAATCTTTAACCCCACCACCAACACCATCTTCATCAACAATTATGTTAGTTAATCTAACTGCGTACTGTTGTTGCAATAACCTTATTTCCTCTACAACCTCATTTATAGCCGATTTAAGCAAACTTCTTATTTTTTTAATATGAAGGCCTTCCCAATACATTATAACTGTTTTATCGCTTCCAAAACGAGCCACATCACAACTTATGTATTTTTCGCCTTGTTTTCCTGTTTGGTTAAATAAGTTAAGTATAGCATCATATTCTATTAATGAATCTTTAGTTGCATCATATTCCCAATTACCATATAGTAATCGTTGTTTGCTTAACTCATCAAGAGTGAGTAGTTGTGATTTATAATGCTTAGAAATAAATTGATTGTCATCAACTAAGCTTTGTATAAATCTTCTGTGTGGTTTTTGTACCCCTTCTTTAGCAGGTTTGTAGTATTGTGTATAAACCCAATTCTTAGCAGGATTGCAAGTCATTAGTAGCTTAGGTATTAAACCGTAATCATCTAACTTGTAACGCATTCTTGAAGCTACTATGTTTTTTGCTTTTTCTGTTATTTGGTTTGCTTCATCAATAAAAGCAGCAGTAATTTCAAGTGAACCTAAACTATCAAAGTTCCTGTCTGATGGGTAAAGGAAAAGGTCTTTAAGTATTATTTCACTTCCGTTGTAGAATTTAATAATATTAGAACCTGCGTTGAAATTGTAGTGCTTGTTTGCTGTTATACCCCAAGTTTGACATACTTCAAAAAAAGTATTTAGTGTTGTTTTCTTTAATGAATCTAATTTACTCCTACCCATTAAGTATCTTGTCTTTGGGTGTTTAATACATAACAATATTAACCAACTACAACCAACCCACGATTTACCACCACCTGCTGCACCACCGAATAACACTTCTGTTGTTTGTTTATCAAATAAGTATTCAATGGCTTTGCCCTGTGTTATAGTAAATTCAGTATCAATATTCAACCCCTTTAATGTTTACATTAATTTTAATAGGTTCATCTCCTGATGATAAATCTAATTCGCTGCGTTCAACGTAACCCCTTTTCTTGCCTTTAGTTTTTAAAAAGAATATAGTGGCCGAGGTGTTTCCATCACCTATTTGTTTATGTAATTGGCTTTCACCAAAATCTAGTGCTATGTTCTCAATATCTTTAACTGCCTTTGCAAAATCTTCATCTTCGTTTAACCATTTGTAATATGTTGAACGTGGAACATCAGCAGTCTTACAAGCCACCGTAACAACACCCAATGATTTTTCTAATGCCGATAACATTGATTCCTTTTTTATGTGTCTATCTTTGTTCATTTTATAAATCTTTAAATGCTTTTAGAGGATAGAATATTAATGAGTTTCTGTAACCATCATCAGCTATAGGTTTTATTGGTGTTACTCCGTGTACGTTTCTCCAAGCAGGATATACTAACATAGAGTTGTCAGCTTGTTCAAAGGTTGCGTTATAGTCAGGTACGTTTAAACAACCACCATTAGCATTGTTTCTTTTCGTAAGGATTATGTTTACTGTTCCTTCTAAGTTTCCTGTATCTCTGTGAAATGGTGCCGAGATATTGAAGTTAGATATGCTGCTTGTAAACATATTACCAAACTTCCAATCTTTTTTAATTTCTTTAAACAGTTCTATTTGCCTGTCGTATATTTCAGGTGTTAATTCTTTTACTATTTTTTCAGCTTCAACACAGGCTCCCCACATTGCTTTGATAAATGTATTTGCCTTTGGTTCTCTGTGTACTGATGATATTGTTGGGTAAGGCCTACGCATATGTGGTTTAGGTGGTATTGAACCAAGTATAGCACTCATCTGTACAGTACCCATTGCTTTAGCTTCTTTTCTTGTCATTCCTTTTTTATATTTATTTGCAAACACATCACTCCTTTCTAATAATGACTTAGGTACGTTCTTACTTCTAAACTCTTTGTTGGCTATATCTACTAATGCCCCTAATTTTTTACTGTAATCGTTTACATCTTTTATATAAAAACCAATTATCTCGCCTTCTGATTCTAATAAACAATCTTCTTTTACGTTAGGTTCTATGTATTCGCATCTGCTTCCTACTTTCCTGTTATGTTCTATTTTTTCTAATTTTATTATTTTCATATCAATATTTCATTTTTACGTTTAGGGTTTAATTTTATTTTATCTCCCCATTTAGATTTTAATATTTGTATATTCTTTTGTTCTTCCTCATCATCTCTTACATCAACTGCACCACCTTTGTTAGAATAATGCTCAAAAGTAAAAAGGTATTTTTGATATCTTATTACATCTCCCCTTTCTTTGTGTTGTAAAGTGTAATCGTAATCTTCTTTTAAAGTTAGTTGTTCATCAAACCTTAATTTATTTGGTTTTATAAATAACATATCTCCTATGCAAAATGTATTAGTGCTTACTATTTTATTAGCAAAGAAATAATTATCAGTAGGGGGTATGCCTAATAATTTAACACCTGTAACTCTATTAAATTTTTCTACTATATCTTCTATAGCAAAATCTAACTCAACTTTAACAGGCTCTCCAAAATTCTTATTTACTACTACTTTTTTTATATCATCACTAAGTTGTACGCATATTTTTTTATTTTTAAATGCGTGGTCTAGTGCGAAGTTCCTGCTTTTCATTAGGTTGCCTGTTTCATATACATTTTTACAACCATTTTGTTCATACAATTTGCCTTCTCCGTCCTTTACACAGAATATGTATTTTTCTTTTTGTTTTTTATCAAAGGGTAATTTATCATATCTACCTGCTGATATTACATAAACATTATGCTTCATTTCTAAAAGCATTTAAAACAATAATACCTACATTCTTCCCGTCTTTTCTAGCCTGTGTTATAAGTTCATTAGCTTCATCATATTCATTAGCTTCAAACTCTATGACTATACCTCTCTTTACTGCTGAAGTTTTATCATCTAAAGTTGAACCTAAATCTATGTCATCTAATACTGAATAGTCAACTTCTTTTTCAGGTTGCCAAACATCCATACCCCATTCTCCTAGTTTTGCATTATCCCATTCGTTAGCCAATATACTCCAATCCCATTCACCAAATCCAACATTGTCTTTAACAATGAACTCTTGCTTCTGTTCTTCTGTTAATCCTTTGGCTACTTTTACGTAAACTTCTTTTAGCCCTGCTTCTACACTTGCTTTGTATCTCATATTCCCCCCAAGAATTGTCATATCTTCATCTACGATTATAGGTCGCAGTTCTAACATTTCAGGAAAATCTTTAATTGACTTTACAAGTTTTTTAAATTTATTTTCTTTAATTAATCTTGGGTTCGTTGGGTTTGGTTTTAACTCGTTGATTTTTAGTTTCATAGTATATAATAGAATTTATTTATATTTAGTTTAAAGTTTCTTTTGCTCTTGTCCATAGCTTATCATTTTTATTTGATAGTGTTGGTTCTGTTCTTTTAATATTAGGAAAGCCACCGAACTTTTTCGCCACCTCTTGCATATAGGCACCACATTCGCATTGGGCTTCTCTTGTTCTAACCTTACCATCTATAACTTCTAGAGTAGCTTTAGTTAGTTTTTTTGTGTTTCCACATTCATTGCAAACATATTCTAGCATATTTAAATATGGTTTAATCTTATTTTACTTAGTTTCTTTTTCTCTAATTCTTCTAATTCAAATTCTAAATGATGTATAGCTTTCTTTACATCTTCAATATGTTTATCTATATTGCTCATTCCTTTTTCTGTTTTCTTACCACACCTTAGTAAGTAAGTAACAGAATTACCTACATTGTAACTTAACTCCCAATCTGCTATAACTTTTCTAGCTTCGTATTTATAATATTTACCTATATAATAGTTAGGTATTTTATTTGTATTTTTCATATATTATTTTTATTCCTTTAAAACAATCATTTAAACAGGTTCCACAACTTGTGTTCGTTTTATAATTACTACCGTATATTGTGTTGTATAATGTTATCATTCTTTTTTTGGTTGCTTGGTTCTTTGCTATGCCTGTTTTTATATCTTCCCAAAGCATTAAAACCTCATCAATCAATTCTTGTGGTATATCATCAGGTTGTTCTATCTCTGTTGTTTTACCCCAATATAACTGTGGGCATTCTAAAGTTGCTATCCTAGCTTTGATTTTCATAAAACACAAACACACCTTACAACTTCCTGTAGGTCTAAAATAATACACACAACTTCTGCATATATTCAATCTATCATTATACACCTCATCACTTACAAAGAATTTATTCATCTAGTAATTCTTTTAGTTGTTCCCTTACTTTATCTATCGTTGTAAATAAACTGTTCCTACTTATACCTGTTTTCTTTGCAAGTCCAGTTAATGTATTGCCCTCGTAGTAGTAAAGCTTAAATACATCTCTATCATACCAATAAAACTCATCTAATGCTTTGTCTATTAGTTCTAACTTTTGCCATTGTTTATATTCTTCAGGGTTTGGTATGTTGTATAAATTCTTTTGGTTTATGCTTTTTACTTCATATGTTATTGTGCTAGAATAACTATCTAATTTAGTATAGTATTTTTTATATTTATAATAATATGGGCTGCGTGGGCTTGTGTAACTTCTCCTTAAAACAACTGCACCATAACTGATAATACCTTTAGTGCCATCTTTTTCGTATATAGATTTTAATGTATCAGGATTCATTTGCATAAAATACAACATCAATTCCTGTACTGCTTCTTCAATCTCATTTATATCTTGCGTATAAGTGTAAGACATTTCTACAAATGTTTCCCTACAACTTGCTACTGCTTGATATATTTTATTCATTGTTGTTTTCTATATCTCTTAAATCTCTTACTAATAATTCTAACGCATTGTCTAACAATAACTTATAAGTGCGTATTGCTTCTACATTTCTTTTTGTCTGTAACCCTGCAAAATACCCATTCACCATTACTGATGTGTTTATAGGTATTATCATTAACCAATCATTCCAATTACCTGATATTACAGTAACATCTTTACCGTAACTATTGTGGTATTCAATAATTAATTCTAATACATCTTTAAAATTTTTATATTTAGTTGGGGAAGATATTTCTTTTACGAAACTCAACATTAGGTTTAAATAATCATTTACAATTATTTGGTGCATTGTATTTGCAAATATGGGTTTAGTCATATTCCAAATATAGAAAAAAAATTATTCTAGATTTTTTTCTTTTTTTAAGTTTTTAACAAGCTTTTTGTAATAACTAATCATTTCTTCATATTCATATCTAGTAACCTTACAACTTTGTCTAGCCAATATTTCTAGCTTTTCTGCAGTACCCTCACCATATTTAGCATCTAAATACATACCGAACTTATACTGCTCACCCTGTGAAAACATATTGCATTTAACGCACTGAACTTGACAATTCTCTTTGTTCCATCTTGTTGCGTTATGCCTTCTACTTTGAAAATGTCCGTTCTGTAATCTTTTATAATGGTCTATTTTATTACAAGTAAAACATATAGCCATTCCCTCATCATTACTTTCTCTTAAACGTATATACAAGCTAAACCACTTGTCTAAATCTTTTCGTAGTTGGCTTATTTTTTTTAGCCCCATATTAATTTTTGTTCGTATTGTGGTTTTGGTTTAAAGTAAAGGTACTTAGCTATAGTAGTTGTTCTTCCAAACCTTGTTGTCTTTTTTATATCTTCGCTATGTATATTGTAACCTTCTTCTTTTAAATACCATATAATACTAGCAAGTCTAGTTACACCATATTCTCTTATAGCTTCTAAACTTGTTATGTGTCCGTAGTTTTTTAAATGCCATTTAATAGCATCTTTACCTGTTTTTATTTGTTCTTTAGTTATTTGTATAGTTTTCATTTTAATAGTTTTTTTGGTTCTTGATAATAAGGAACTTGTTTTGGGTTTTTATTTAAAGTGTGTACCTGATAGTATGCATCATTAACTGTTTTCTTATGTGCAATTAACCACCTGTAAAAAGTTTTGATATTTAAAAAAGGTTCAAATTCACAAAAGCGAACCCCTATATGAAAAGCATCTTGCACTTGGTTAAAGTACATTCTCCTAAATCTATTTTCTTTTTGTAAATCATCTGCTAATATTTTAGCTAATGATGCCATAGATTTTGCATCTGCCCTGTGGCCTAACTCTACAGAAGTTTTAGCAATTAGGTCTAATGTTTTTTCTGTAAGTTCTTTTAGGTTTTCTTCTTGTAGTGTTTTCATAGCTTATATTTACTCATATCGTTTTTAATAATAATTCTATGTTTATATACATAATCACCTTTAGGTTCTTTAAACTTTTTACCTACCTCTAACTTTCCACTATATTTAAAATAATTATCTAAATCAATAGTGTTTTTTTTGTATAGTTTTTCTAAGTATAGTTTTTGTTTATATTCTTTAATCATAATAAATCTTTTGCTTTTTGCCATTCACTAATTTGTGAATCTAATTTAGATGTACCTGTTTTTTTATAGGTTTGCTTGTTGTTTTCTCGCATTTCCCAAGTCCTAACTGCTGCCCTCCAATCCTTCATTTTATTTTTACCAACCATCCAACCCTTGCTTTCGTAAAAGTTTACAAAAGATATTGCATCTATTTTATTGTTACGTTCTATACAATAAAGTTCAACATCATTAACACTTGGCCTTATAAAGAGTTTATTATTTAATTTTATTTCTTTATTCTTATTAATAGTTGTTAAGTTTGTAAAGGACTTGTTGTTAAGAAACTTAACAACTTGTTCTTCATTTATTTTAAAATATTGTTTTGCAGGTACACCCTTTCTCATAGTTTGTATTATTTCATACTTTTTAAGAGTTTTAAGAGCCTTTCGCTGCTGATATGGTGTAAGGGTAGTGTCTTTCTGTATATTGGCTTCTGTATTAAAAAACCAACCATCAGTCATACCGTTATCAATAAAGTATTCTTCTTTACTTATTAAATCAGCTAACAATATAGTTTCTTTCAAACCTATGTTTTGGGCTAATGTTTTATTGACAACCAAAAAAGCAGTACTACTCAATAAATGTTTCATACAGGTTTTATCTTTAAAAAGTATCTGTAATCTTTTAATGATTGCCTAATGATATCTGCATTTTTAGTAAAGTCAAAGTAGTTTGTGTTGAATTTACATTTGGCCTTACCACTTTCAACAATTATTACAACTTGTGGTTTTCTAACTACATTCACACCTTTTGAAATTAAATACATTCTCATCTCATCATTGTCTAGGAATGTTTTTTTAGTAGATAATATTTCCGTGTAAGCATTATATACTTTATTAAAAACAGTTCTGTACTCTGGAAAAGTAGAGTAATTATGTCCGTGTGATTTATAATAATGTAAAACAGATGTTCTATCCCTTTCAATAACATCAGCAATAGTGGTTGGGTGTATATCATCAGCAATCCTACCTATAACTGATGCAACCATTCTAGGTATGTGTATTGTTAGTTTCCTAGTTTTGTTTGCTAACGCACCTTTATGCAACCCTACTAAATTTGTAGTAAGGTCGCATATACTTTCAAATCTTTCTCTTTCTGTCATAATTAAAAAGGTAAATCTTCTTCAGGTTTAACTGTGTTTCCATTAGCTAAAGCACAAGTCCAACCATCTATATTATGATACCACTTACCATTGTATTCCCTAGATGATATATTAACATTACAACTTAAATTATCACCTATTTCTATTTGTTGTATTTTATTTACATTATCCCCAAAAAAACTAATTACAACTTCTTTGTTGTATTCTGTTTTTTGTTCTAATAGTATTGATTGTTTTTTCCATTCTTTACCTGCTTTAGATACTCCTGTTTCTAAATCAAATATTTTAATTAGTTTTCCTTCTATATTCATTTTTTTATTATTTATTAATTAATTTAATTTTTCGTATAAATCATTATTTATACATTCTTCATTTTTATCTATCCAAGATTGTTCCATACATTCATTATCACAATATATTCCTCCAAATTTATCTGTAATATATTTATCTAAATCATCATTAAAACAATTTTCACAATATTTATCTTCCATTTTATTTAACATTTTTAAATTCTTCACTTTCATCTTCACCAAACACCCCAAGTTCATAAAAACCTGTAAGCTTCAAAACTGCCCTAGACATAGCCCTTTTTTCAGCCATCTCTAAAACATACCAAGTATTGCAATTACCATTTTTGTAATCTCCTTTTAAAGCACTACCGAAAGTTTCTATTGTTTTATCCCCTTTCATAGCCACTGCTTTAACTGATGCAAAATTTGATTCTGATTTTACAACTTCATAATGTATAAATATGTTTTCTAATGCTTGTATTTTATCTATACCACTTCTTGTTATAATAATGTAGTGTTGATGTTTAAATACATCACTAGGTTCTAGATTATACTTGTTGTATTTTTCCTTAATAAGTTCTGTTTTCATTTTTGTTTTATGTATTTTATTAAACTTTCTTTTAAATATTTGGTATCTAACCATTCTAGCAGTTCAAATGTTGGTATGCAAATTGAAAAATCTGCACCATTTTCATCTTTACCTACCAATACTGTTTCATTATCTTTAGAATAATGTGTATGTATATCGTGTAAATTTTTATCTATCATAATTAAAATTGTTGTATTATAAATGAACCATAACCAAACGAATAATACATTGTTGCGTCCATTATTGCATCTTCATCAGGATAATCTTCTTTATCATAATCTTGCCAAAATTCTTCCATATCTTCATATTCTGAATATTCGCAACATAAAGCAATAGGGTCAAACTCTATTTCTTCTCCTGTGCTATCTTCATATTCTTCTAACATTTCCCATAATGCTACTAACCCATCATCAGTAAAGTTATCAGGCCTGTTTTGTTTGAACCAATTTCTAAATTCGTAAAAAGTTATTGTTGTTTTCATATTTATTTAATTATTAATAATTGATTATTGTTTTCATTATATGCTTTTAGCATTTTGTCTGTAAGATTAATAGTGTAAGTGCCTGTGATATTATCTATTGTATCATCTGCACACATTTGTCTTTGTGTACCCACCATTACTACAGAGTTCCAACCTGTTACAACATCTGCAAATTGTTTATGTGTTATAGAATCAGTTGATGCTACTGCTATAGTTCCTTTATAGTAATGTAATTTAGCTAATACGGTAGTATTATCATAGGTTAATAATCTCTCTTGCCTTTCTTTTTCGTGTTGAATTTGTAGTTCAGCATATTCTTCATCAGTTAATGGTGTTGGTATATTTATATCCATTGCATTATAATTTTAGTTAAACAAACTATAAATACAACAGATAAAAAACCTACAAATAATGCTTCTATAAATGTTTCTTTTGTTGAAGGTATTCTAGAAACCGCATAATCTTTTATGTGTTGATGCTTAAAGAACTTAGATAGTTCATCAGCATTAAGAGTGTATTCTTTTCTGTTATCCCTATTGATAACTCGGTACTGTGTTTTCTTCATAATAGTTTTTGTTATGTTATTTAATTAATTTTGTTTTTCCCATTCTTGCATAATACTATCTAATAAATCTATATGATACCTTTCTGCATTATATATTTCAAAAATTGTATCTAAATAACTATCAGCTAAATATCTTGCATAATCATAATTAACATTATATTTATTAATATTATTTAGTATTGTTTTTATTATTATTTTTGTTTCCACTTTTTTTGTTTTAATTAACATTGGTTCAAATTTAAAAAAAATATAATTACCCACCAAATTTTTAACTTAGTTTTTAACTAATATATTACAAAAAAATAATTCTACTCTAGTAAATTTTACTAAAATAAAATTATAATTTTTAAAAAAACCGAGAAAATTTTGCTAATTTTTTATAAAGGCATTAAAAGATTTAGTGGTGTTTCGCCGTTATTTAGTATAACTGCACAACCAACTGCTGGCCTTTTACCGTATTTTGCATAAGCCATTGCGTATGACTTGTGATTAATTCCGCAGCCCACTTGCATACCGTAGATTCTAAACTTTTTTCCTACATAATGTTCTGTGTAAGCTTGTGTATGTAAATGCCCCTGAACAGTATTCATCATATCAGCACGACATTTTGTACGAGCAGTACCCCCTTCTCCGTGTATATACTGAACACCATTTAATTCGTACCTCTCTACAAATTCCCAATTAGGCACTTCTAATACTTCTTTGTATGATTTTATCCACTTGCTAGGTATTGCACTTGTTTGTGCCTTACGCATAATAATTCTGTCGTGGTTTCCTATGATTACAGTAGCTACAGGAAATGCTTTGTGCCAACGTGATATACGTTTTATAGCTAATTCTAGCTCATCTAAGCCACCCATTCCGTCTGCTGAGGTTTCATGGTAGCTTGAGTAGTGATTGTCTATTATATCGCCTATAAACACTACCTCCGTGCAATTATAGGTGTGGTATTGTTCTTTACACCAATCAAGATACGAGTCAAGACAAAAAGGTTCGTGCAAGTCTCCGATTACTAATACATTACTAACTTCTTGCTCTCGCAGTTTTTGAATGACTTGTATCTCGTGTGGTTTTAATCTGTATCTATTACTTCTTTCCACTATCAGCTAACCCCTGTGCACCTGTTAAACCTACTAATGCCCAAAACATTTCACTAACGTGAACTTCATCTACATCTATACTTCTTGCTATGAAAGGCACAACTATAGCTGCTATTGTGTACCATACTTTTTTTGATTTTAACATTGTTAAGATTAAATAATTTTTCATTTTTATTGTTTTAATTAATTAATATGTCCATAGGACATTTTTTTCCTTACTGCTATCAATATCAACGTGGACAAATCTGCCCTTAAATGATATCCCCATTCTGTTTATTCCTGTTTCCAATAAAGCATTTATAATTAAAAACCTATCCCTAGAATTGTTTGGTAAATAAATATCTGCAGCTAATCCTTTACAATGGCTTGAACCTACCCTGCCCCCTACTTTTAAGTTGTGTTCTTTAGTTCTGTACCCACTTAATACTTTAAAAGGCACACCTGCTTTTTCCCTAGCTATATCTAATAGTTCTAGAAAAGATTTGTCCATATTTTTACCACTCCCAAATAAATCAGGACTGTCAAATTCAGATATATTAAAATGCTTCAAAATTTATATATTAAATACTGCGTAAATTTTTACTCCTTTAACATTATTTATAAGTTCTTTGCGTGTTTTCTTTACTTCTTCTTTTTTGAAGTATCTAGGGTTTTTGCTATTCAGCTTTCTTTTTTTCATTGTGCCTTTTCTTTTGACTATACCATTTGTCTATAGTGTATAATATAGATATTACTAGCAGGATTATTTTTAAAGCTAGTTCTAGGTTACTGAACGTTGTTACACTTAGGACTGTTCCGTTTACTGCTGCTACTTCTAGTGTGTCCTGTACTGTTTTTTGTATTGGCATTTGTCAAGTATGATTTTAATTTTGTTTTGTTTACTTCTTTTACTTTATAATATTTTTTCATTAATTATATGTTGTGTCTAAAAAATCTCTTATAGTAATTTTAGTGTCTTGCATATAGCTTTTTTCAAGATTCATTCCTTGATAATAAGAGTTTGTATCAGGGTTTACATCACTACCACTATTTGTACTGTATTCAGGGTAAAGGTGGCTATTATTACACAGGTAATCTACTAACCTTTCAGCATAAAACTGTGCAGTATTTGATATTTCAGAACGCAAATCTTGTGCTTCTGCCCTAGTTAATGGTGTTGAATTTTCTGAAGTTTTACTAACTACGTTATTGTTTTGAACCTTATACCTTAAAAAAGGCAATACTTCGTAAAAAGCAAAGTGAACTAACATATCAGCTACATAATCATCTAACAGTAATTTATAGTTAGCATTAGCAGGGTTGCTGATTGTTCCACCACTTATCATTCCCTGTATAGCTACAAATAGGTTCGTTCCTAGCTTGGTTTCTACATATTTTTTTTGTGCGATTTTTACATAAGGAAGCAAGAAATCTACATCTACATTCATATTGATTGCAGTAGAATTTTTGAGTTTATCTTCGCTTATAAAGAGTACATATCCTGCCATATTATCTTGGTTTTAAATATCCGTGGTTCTTCATTCTTTTTGGTGGCCTAGCAACTAAGTTATCATTTTTCTTTGCAGTAAAACCCTCTGATTTAGCTTTTGTGTAACCTATGTTTTTATCATCTTGTATCTTATCAGGGTAATAAACATAGTTATCATCTGTCTTTGGTGCTTTATAGACTTGCCTTAACCAAAAATGTTCGCATTGAGGACCTCCTTTGTAGAGCCAGATTGAGTATGTTGCAGCACCTTTTTTACCAAAACCTGGATTAACAGGTATTATACTCATTCTCATTATATCTTCTTTACGGTATATCTTTTTAGCTTTCATCATTTTAGTACAAAACTCCCTGTTTGTTCCTGTTTTATTTTCTAAGAAGTTATCGTGTGTATATACATATCTAACTTTGTAAAAAGCAGTTTTAGATTTATTTAACCCATCTTGACTGCTTCTAGCATTAGGTGTTGCCCTGCCTGTAGATGTGAATTCAGTATTATAAATTTTGTTTAATTCTTCTTCATAATTAAAATCTTGGTGTTCCCCATCAACTACTTCTTCCGATATTAATTCCCAATCAGCAGGTATATCTTCCATAGTTTCTAGGAAAGCATCTAATTCTGTCTTTTCTAGGTTAAGCATTTGGTCGTGTGATTCACAAGCCATATATACTGTCTTGCCTTCTAGTTCGTGTTCGTGATAGCCACTACAACCAATTTCTTTTGCGTGTTTCTCTGCTTCTTCTATTGTATCAAAAACAGGTTTACCATCTATCATTCCTACTTTGCTGAACTCATCTTCTTCTACAACTTCTTCTTCTTCTAATGGTTCTAAACCAAGTTCTTCTCTAATTTCATCTTGTGTCATTACTGACTTCATATCCTCTACACTAAATTTAGATGTAATAGGTTTAGTTTGCACAAAAGATATAGGCAAGTCCATATTGTTAATTCTAAATATTTTTGCTAATACTTTAATTATATGTATTTGAAATGGCTTAATCACTGTGTTATAATAGAAATCAGCAGCATTCATTAATTCCTCTGCGTTGTTTCCTAAACCTGTGTCTGATTTAATACCCATAAGCATTGGAGAGGTTACTCTGTGGCCTGTTAGTATGTTCTGTACTAAAAGTTCCTGTAACGCAAGATATTGCTTGTCTGCGTTGCTTACAGATATAGGAAATATTTCAGGTGTTCTTGTTTTATCATCAGAGAACGTGAGTACGAATTTACCACTATTACTAGCTGATGTAAATTTATCTGTTAAGCTACGTTCAATAGCTAAACGTTCTTCTTGTGTCGGCACCCCATTTGAGAAATTAACCATATAAGAGCCACTAAAACCATTTGATATATTGTTTAGGTGAAACTCTGCTACCCTTTGGTCAACTAATGCCCAATTATTTGCAGCTATATAATCAGGTGTGTGGTATATATCCATATTAGGGCTATATAATCCTGTGTACAATAATTGACTAGGGTTAGTTCTATCGTTTATATCAAAAGCTGCTATTCTTGTAGGTTTGTTTTGTCTAGTGTTACCCCAATCTGCTGAAACATAATAACTATCTACAACACCCATAGCATTTGGCTTTCCTGCCCTAACCCTCTCAACAGGGATATGGTAGATTTCAACTATCTCTGTCTTAGCTTTATTCCAAATAAGGTGTAAAGCAAAAGCACCCTGTAATTTAAAGTCAAAAGAGATTTTTTTAATTACTTCGTGTAGAGTTTCTTTACCATTAGCTTCTGCAAAGAATTTTTTAAGTTTAACAAATTGTTCTAAGTTCTCGCTTTCTTCTACTACTATGTCCTCTCCTGCAATCATCTCCGAAGTAGTATTTATAATAGCTGCGTGTGTACTAGAATTG